TGGTCATAATTATAAGAGTGAGTAAAGTTAAATCTATCACCTACAAAAGTGACCTTATCTGCATTGTCATGATCTCCTGTACTTACTCCCTTAATTGTGTCAACAATCATTCCATTGAATCCACCTTGATCCCAGTGGCTTCTGATGTCATTATCCCGACGGTCAGCACCAATAATGGCTTTAGAATTGATATAGCGTCTTCCATTTATCGTTACATCATCATTCCGGAAGAAAAGCCCTTGACTAGAAGCATTTGCTTGATCTCGGAAAATACCAGTAAAATTATCATAAAATGATAATCGCCCGTTATCTAAATCAAATATGGATTTACCAGAATTAGCTGTCACTCGTCCACCTTGAATTCTTTCAGCAGCAATCTTGATGGAATTGAGTTCTGTGATAAACGCTCTTTGAGAAATCAACTCCCTAACGAATGCTTGATTAGCAAGCAATTTCTGGATCAAAGCATAGTCAACTTGTAATTTATCTGCTGTGACTGCATTACTCGCAAGAATCTGAGTAGTGACTGATCCAGATTCCATGTGGCCTGTCCGAACGCTCTGAGAAGCGAGGTGCCTGCTGGTAATAGATCCATCAACTACCATGTCGCCTTTGACTTTAATCAATTTTGCGATCAAAGCAATGGCTTCTGGTTCTTGTACAAGTAAGGAGCTGATGGTTCTTCCATTGATGCTCTTGCCTGTTCCAAATGAGATCTGACCATCTGTGATGTTGATGTCTGTTTTTTTAATTACTCCATCAAATTGACTGATGATCGTTGCCATTTGTCCATTGACAGTTTGCTTGTAATCAGCAAATCTTCCGTTTAAATCGTGTTGATAGCTATCTAATCGTTCATCAATCGAAGCTTTTTGATCAGACAATTTACCATCCATCAATTCCCCTTGCTGCTGGATCTTAGTAATCAGAGAACGCTCTTTGGTAGATAGTTCTCTAGCAAAATTTTCATCTTGTTCAGATATTTTATTATTAAGACTATCCGCAGCAGTCTTTAAATTAAGATTTAGATTTGTGGAAAATGTGGAAAATTGCCCATCAATACCTTGTTTAAACTCAGCAAGTTTAGCTTCGATCACGGATGAACCATCATTTGCGGACGGTTGATAGGCTCTCTTGATAGTTCCTTCATATACATCAATGTCACCAAAATAAAGACTTGCTGGTTGTCCATTTGATGATCCATTATTATCGAACCGCAAGAATGCTTCATCATATCCTTCGGAATTGACTGTGAAATAGTAGCGTGTGATTCTATCTTGTTGGATAGCGATCTTGTCAGCAAGAGTGAATACTTTTGAAAAGGTTCTCGTCTCGCCTTTCTCCCTTGCTAGGAAGTAGAATGTGGCATTTATTAGATTGTCAGAGCAAATTGTGTCAAATGAAATTGTGTAGGTTGTATTTCTTTTGATCTTAAAACGCTGAGAAGCGGCAGGCTTAAGGTGATTCTTCGCATTAACGATACTGAATAAGTTTCTTGAGCCACTATAATAATTAGAATTCGTTGTTGTTACTACTTCTGGATTTGAACCGGGTTCATAGTAGCCCCAGCCCTCAACATTTTGAGGATTCCCGCTATTTTTAAGCAAGTTCTCCCCAGCTTGGACGATTTCTTCAAACCTTCTCGTGATTCCAGCTACATCTTCGGTATATTGGGCTTTAGCAACATACCCTTGCTCAAGGATCTGTCTGGTTGCTTTTACAGCATCTACAGCAGCTTTCTCAGAGTAAGTCAGCATGCGCTGTTCAAGCTCACCATATGGGCCAGTTTTGGTCTCTAATTTCGTTAATTGAGTAGATAGGCCTTGAACGGTCTTTTCAAATGTCGCCTGTGCTTGCTCTACCAGATAATTTTGATCTTCTGGAGCTGGTTGCCACAAGCGGTCATTGCTTCCTTCGTAGAAGTCCAACTCAGTCATGAACATTCCAGACCAGCGTCCAGCCATTCCTTGATATTCAATCAGTAAATATCCCTCATCAAATGTCCCTGTATTAAAATTGAACGACTTCTTAATAGCTTTAGAGTTATTGAAGGCTGGATAGCCTGTTGATCTAAAGATCTCTTGTTTTTCATCAAAGTCAGCAGTTGAGCCTTTTCTACGTTTGCAAAGCGAGATCTTGACATGGACTGTCCCGGCATCAAATGCCGTTAAGTTAAGCATATAATTTGTATTTTGCTTAATGATGAAACGTGGGCTATGGACAAATGCACCGCTCGAAAGCTGGAACATTCGTTTCTGTCCGTTGAAATAAAACTCATGAGCTGTGAAGCTCATTCGTCCATTTGGTTCAGTCCAATATTTCAACCCATCGTCTGCCCTTGAGTTCCTGAGCATGTTAGGGCCACCGCCAACACCAATTGAAGTGAATTCTTCTTTAACCCCTGCCACTGTTTGTTCGACATAAGAGCGATCTGCTTTGCCATTGGCCACATTAGTGAGGTCAGAGATGGCTTTCTCTGTGGTTTGCTCAAAGCGTGATTGAGCGCCTTGGATGCCGACAAATTGGCTTTGCGTTTGAGCCTTGAAATCGTTGATCAGCTTCTGGATATCTGTATCACTGGTCTTCAATTTGTCAGTAGTAGCTTTCAGCCCTTCCATCTTGACTTCAATACCATTGTATTTCGCATTAAACTCTTCTACAATTTCATTCTTATTTGCTTGATTTGCTGCCTTGATCTTCTCAGTGACTTGAGCTGAGATTTCCTCTTTGACTACTTCAGCTCGAGCCTTGGCTTGCTCAATGCCATCTGTGACCTTATTTTCAATTTCCTTAGCTCGTTTATCATATTCGGCATTGGCATTATCAACTAATTTTTGAACCTTAGCCTCGTATTCAGCATCATGACTAGCAATTTTCTCTTTGACTACATCGTCAACGATTTTGCCAATCGCACCACCTAGCGAACGTGAGATTTTGCCAAATCCAATCTTCTTCAACTTTTTAGACATTGGACTGTAGTTATAGCTGGTAATTTTTTTTCGAATATCAATATTATAGAGTTCATAAAAGATTGATACTGTATCAAATAGTTTTACTGGTTGATCGGCATGACCCACCACATCAATCTCTAAGCTCTCATCTGGCAAATCGCAAAGACTTGACTGAAAGTATTTCTTACCATACTCTTTTAAATCCTCAATGGTTTTAACATCCTGGTCTTGAACCTCCATGTCATCCTCGTAGATATGCTTATATTTATCTACAAGTGGACTGTCTACAGTAGTCTCAAGGATTTTGTCCTTCTCTCCCTCTCCAGATGCGGTAATGACCTTACGGAAATGGATTCTTGTCCTAAGCGATTTAGTAGTAGTGGATTCTTTGTACTCAGAGAGGTTTTTTTTGTACATAAAAAGAGATTGATTCTCAATCCCTCCATTTTTTAACAATCTCACTGAGTATTTATCTCTGACTAAATCACCACCCCACTGACCAACAATTGAGTGTTGACCTTTTAGTAGTGCATCAATTACTGATACATTCTCTATGTTTAAAGTATGTAATTCAGAGATATCAGAAAAGAAAGTAAAAGGGCATTCTCTCTTTAGCCCTTCTACTAGCTTGTTCATCACAGTAAAACCATTCACCCGATCTACATTGATCTTGCGGATACTATATCCGTTTAGCAACGTTGCTACTTGATTGGTATATACCGTGATATATCCGTGTCCTTTCTGAATATCAAAAATTACAAATTCTTGTTCACCTGACAAATCATCTGCTATCAAATGAACTTCGTTTTGTAGCAGGCTCCATTTTTCATCACTAACAGGATACTTGAAGGTAAGCTGATAAGTATTATTTTCTTGCTGGCTGATGTCATCATCCGTACACAAATTAAGAGGAATATTACCCTCTTTTAAATAAATCAAATGATATACCTCCAATTTCCTTTAATTTTGATTTTGGAAACATTACCAGATGTAGTTACACCTGTAACTCCTTTAGGCAGTTCAAAAAAAGGCCCTCTTGTTCGCAAGGTGTTCTTGAGTTGCCCGTTTAATGTATAAACGTTTTGTTTCCGCTGCCTACAATCAATTTTTGCCCCACCTGATAGGTTTAATCCCATTGACTGGTTGCCAATCGTTAGAGTTACTTCTCCTTGCCCTTCAATTATAATTATGGGTTCTGAATAAATTGTTCCTGGGTTAGTGATCGTGCCACGTCCTGATAGTACAACTTCTTGGACATTTTTTGCATATCTGAAAGGATGTTGATACACCTTGATACTTACAATCCAGTTGTTTTGCCCATGAAGTGAGATTTCTGAATCAAGTAAATCAGCATAGTAAATACTACCAGGCTGATAACTGAATTCCAATACATTATCCTTCTTCTGGAATGCATTAATAATTGCTTGAGCATCCTCATATCGCTTAACGAACAATTTAAAAGTACGCTCATAGCCATCATAAGCGCCATCCTCAATGTTATACTGGCCATTCATTCCAAATAGTTTTTTCTGCTCATCATATCGAGGGATAGCACCTTTAATATCTCCAAAATCAGTCACTACACTATCTGTTATAGTGTTTGTGTTAAAAGTATTAATAATCAGATAATTTACTGCCATTAGATCCCCTCTCTAGCCATGATTCGTCCTTGACGTTGATAGGCATTGATGGCTAATTTTTCACCATCTAAGTAAGTATTAGAGTCTTTGTTTGATATCTTCTCAAGCCAAGTATCTAAACTTGATCTCAGAATCATCATCTCAGACACCATTCTAGACTCAGTTGTGTCATATTTAGCGTTAGGCATCTGCAATGTGGATGTGATATCTTTACTGAAAGATGCTCCTGAGCCAAAATCAAAATCATCACCTGTAAATGCATTTGAAATCCACCCAGCTACTCCACCAACAGTCTTTTGCACATCTTTAAAACTATCTTGCAAGGACGCATCAAATCCACCCATGATAGCTTTACCAGCAGGGATCAATAATCTACGGTCATAAGAAATAGGACCTTTGTGTTTACGAATCCAGTCTGCAATACCACCGATAAACTTCTTAACACCTTCATAGGAACTCTTTAAACCGCCTAAAAATCCATCAAGGATAGCTTTACCAGCATCCCAAAGATTTATTTTAGATAAGCCGTCAAAAAAACCTTTGATCTTATCACAAAGGACCTTAACACCTTCTTTCATATCATCCCAAGCACGTTGTGCTCCTTCTACAAGCCCATCAATAATATCACCAACAGAAGATTTGATATTGTTCCACATGGTTTCTGCATTACTTTTTATCCCATCCCAAAGATCTGACATAAAGGATTTAAAGCCATCCCATGTTGATTTTACACCATTAACAAAACCGTCAACGATTGCCGAAACGCTCGAACTGATATTGTTCCACATGGTTTCAGCAGTTGCTTTAATGTTGTCCCACGTTTCTGATAAAAAATTTTTAACACCTTCAAAATAACCCTTAAAAAATCCAACTATTGTATTAATGATGCCTTCGAAATATGTACAAATGCCATCCCAAATAGTTGAGATCCCCTCCTTGATACCGTCCCAGATTAAGCCTAAGTCTTCCCCTAACTTATTAAAGTCAAGTGTAATTAAGTCGATGATAAATAGGACTGCACCCATAACGATACTCTTGATCAATTCCCAGGCTCCAGTGAAGATCATTTTGACACCTTCAAATACCTCCGAGATACCATCTTTCATTCCATTCCATGTGCTCATGAGAATATCAATAAAGGGCTGTATAATCCCCATCACTGTTTCTGTGATAGTATTCCATGCAGTTGTTGCAGCACTAGAAATTCCATCCCACAATCCAGTAAAGAATTCCACTATTCCGTTCCAGGCGTTTTTGATGCCTTCAATTACGCTATTCCAGACTTCTACAGCACCATTCCATAGATTTATAGCACCTTCTGAGATAGTTGACCATAGACCGGTAAAAAACTCTACAAGTCCATTCCATAGCCCTTTAACAAAATCAACAAAGTCACCCCAAATTTTCTTACCTGTTTCAGTTTGGGTGAAGAACCAAACTAATGCACCAACTACAGCAGCAATAGCAACTACTAAGGCTCCTATTGGGTTAGCAGCAATTGCAGCGTTAAAAGCTAAAACTGCGCCTTTAACCGCCAAAAGTGCTGATTTAAATCCAATGATAATGGATTGAATAATTGTAATAGCTTTAAAAGCTAGAAAACCTGCTAAGGCTCCAGCTAGAGCAGATTTAACAATATCCATAACTGTTTTATTCTCACGCATCCACTTTGTAAAATCTTTTACTTTTCCAGATGCATCAGCTAAAACTTTAGTGATGGCTTCAAAAGCTGAAGCTACTCCTCCAACACTGTCTTTACTTTTAGCAAGTCCAAAAAGGTCACTGATAAACTCTCCGACAATCCTAGCAACGTTACCAATAACAGCACCAATATTTTCAAACATGGTACGGATATTATCACCAATGTTCACAATGCTACTAGCTGTTTTCTCGTTTATTCCTAGCTTCTTTAAAAAATCTATATTATCTTTCTTACTCAACGATCCGAAAATCATATCATAGATAGTGCTGACCACTCCTCCTACTTTATCAAAAACATCATAAAGATCCTTCATAATGCTTTCTCCAATGTAGTCTCCGAAAAGCATGTGCATAAGCTCACCGAGTGCACCAGCTAAAACCTGGGGGATCCCTTTCAACACATTCCATACCATTGGAATAAGATTACCTACAAGGAATGTTTTAACGGTTTCAAAAAGTTGATGTAATGAAGGCATAATATCTTCACCAAGAGCTAATTTTCCTAAGACGTTTTGAGCTGCTGCTTTCATGGATGCGAACGATCCACTAAAAGTAGTCGCTGCCTCTTTAGCAGTTGTCCCGGTAATGTCTAGATTCTCTTGGATAGCGTGGATAGCTTGATACACGTCAGATAGGTTATTGATGTCATACTTAACACCAGTCAATTTTTGTGCATCAGCTAGTAAGCGTTGCATTTCAGTTTTTGTACCACCGTACCCTAGCTTAAGGTTATCCAGCATTGTATAGTTTTGCTTTGCAAATCCTTGGTAAGCATCCTGGATACGGTCCATAGATGTCCCCATCTTATTGCTGTTATCTGCCATATCAACCATAGCCATATTCGCAACATCTGCTGCCTTCCGAGTATCACCGCCTAACGATTGAAGGAGGCTGGCACTGAAGCCTGTTACATTTTCCATATAGGCATTGGCTG